ATTCATCTTAAGGTTTCCTTCAAGTTTGGGGATTAATGAGTGGTTTGTAGAGACCGCGGCAAGACCTTCTATCAAAATCGCAGCAACTGAAATTCAGTTCTTGAATACATCAACTTACGTTGCGGGTAGATTCAATTGGGACCCAATCTCTGTGAAATTTAGAGACCCAATCGGTCCATCAGCGGCTCAAGCTCTAATGGAATGGGTTCGTCTTCACGCTGAATCTGTAACGGGACGTATGGGATATGCTGCGGGTTATAAAAAAGATATCGACCTTGAGATGCTTGACCCAACAGGTGTGGTAGTTGAAAAGTGGATTCTTTATGGAACATTCCTAACTGATGTTAACTTTGGTGCATTAAGTTACGCTACAGACGCACTTGCAGATATCACTTGTAGTTTGAGAATGGACAGATGTGTGTTAGTTTACTAATACTATATACAAAAAATTAAAACCTTTTATATTTAACCGTAAAGACATAAACTTTACGGTTATTTTTTTTATATGGACGAACAATCAAGACAATATGGTCAACAAAATATGACCCTTCCCCACGACATGGTACAGTTACCATCAGAGGGACTTTATTATAAAAACAAAAAGAAAGCGGTCAAGGTGGGATATCTCACTGCGGCGGATGAAAATATTTTAATGGGGGGTGGTGATAACCTCACCTACAATTTATTGAGAAGTAAGTTGTACGAACCAGACATGAAAATTGACGACATGTTGGAAGGAGACGTTGAGGCTATCCTTGTCTTCTTGAGAAACACAGGATTCGGACCTGAAGTTGATATGAATTTGATTGACCCTCAAACAAAAAAATCGTTCAAGGCAACAGTTATTTTGGACCAACTATCAATAGTAAAAGGTCAACTACCTGGTGAAGATGGAACATTCACAACTAAACTTCCAAAGTCGGAAGCAGTTGTTAAGTTAAAACCAATGTCTTATGGGGATATCAATGAAATTCAAAAAATGATTGATTCATATCCACAAGGAAGAACGGCACCAAGAGTAACTTGGAGACTTAATAAAGAAATTGTGGAGGTTAACGGAACAACCGATAAAGCAGAAATTGTTAAATTTGTTGATTCAATGCCAATTGGAGACTCAAAATATATCAGACAATTTATGAATGAAAATGAACCAAGGTTGGATATGACCAGAGAAGTAATAGCCCCGTCAGGAGAAAAACTAACAGTAAATGTTGGTTTCGGGGTTGAATTTTTTCGCCCTTTCTTCTGATTATAGGAAAGGTCAAATAGATGAATTCTACTATCTCAACAGATTATTGGGAATTTCTTGGACAGATTTTGATAAAATGCCCTTGTTTGTGAGAAAATATCTTTTGGATAAGTGGCTTGAAGATAATAAGAAGGACTGAAAAATCAGTCCTTTTGTATTTATATAATATTAAGTTTGTATGGCTGCAGATAATGTAAATTTCGGTTCGGTACCTAGTAGTGATGATATAGGTAGTTTTGGTAAGAATCTTGAAAACCTTCTAAAGATAGGTGTTAAAGATTTTGCAGACGCAATCACAAGACTTACCGATGGTGCAAACACAATCAACAAAACATTCACACAAGGTAGACAAAGAATTGTTGAACTCCAACAATCAATTGCCGATGCGGTTCCTGGCGTAAACAGAGTCGGTGGTAGTTTACAAGACGTTACAAATACAATATCAAAGATTGCTGAAGCCTCAAGAAGAAATGTTGTTGCTAATACACAAGATGTTGAAAAACTTGTCGCAGCTAACAAAGTATTAGGTGAAGACGCTGAAGTTCTAACAAACGCATTTATGGATGTTGGAATGAGCGTTAGTTCAATTGGAAAAAATTTAGAAGAGTCAATTAAGTACGTTCAAAGTATTGGTGGTAACGCAACTGAAGTTGTGAAAACCATGAGAACTAACATGGACCAACTTAATCGTTATCAGTTTGAGGGTGGAGTTCAGGGTCTAACAAAGATGGCGGCACAAGCCTCTATGTTGAGATTCGATATGAATGAGACCTTTCGTTTAGCTGATAAAGTTATGTCTCCTGAAAATGCAATAGAAGTTGCATCCGCATTCCAAAGACTTGGAGTATCTGCAGGAAACTTGGTTGACCCATTCCAATTGATGAATCAATCAATTAATGACCCATCTGGTTTACAAACTAGTTTGGCTCAAGTATCAAAACAGTTTACTTATTTTGATGAGAAAACAAAATCTTTCAAAATTAATCCACAAGGGGTTATGATATTGAAAGAAATGGAAGCCCAAACAGGTGTAAGTGCCAAAGAGTTGAGTAAGATGGGACTAGCCGCAGCAGAACTTGATAAGAGACTTTCTGCTGTAAGTGCCGCAGGACTTAAAGTTGGTAGTGAAGAAGACAAACAATTCTTGGCTAACATTGCCAAAATGGGTGAAGGGGGAGAATATGAAGTTCAAATCAAGGACGAAAGAGGTCAGATGCAGGCAAGAAAATTGTCTGAAATTACCCAAACAGAATTTGATAAGTTAATCAAAGAACAAAAAGAAGGACCACAAACTTTGGAAGAGTTGGCAAGAAGTCAAATGAATCTAACTCAACTAATGGAATCGGACGTATCCGCAATTAGAAACAAAATTGTTGGTGGTGTTGCTTCAGCCGCTCCTGTTGGTAGGAGTATGGAAGGACTTAGGGAAATTACCGATGCGATTGGTGGTGCTTTATCTTCCGCAAAGATGGGTACGACAAAAGATATTAGAGGCGGTGCGGAAAATTTCATATACGGAACAGAACAACTTTTCAAAGATTTATCTGACCCAAGTAAAAACAAGTTAGGAACCCTAACAGAATATGCAACAAAATTTGGGGATTCATTAAAATCCATAGGTGTAAACATTATGGATAAGTTGAAAATTGCAACCGAAGATGCCAAAAAAGGAATCAGAGGGGACAATTTGGTATCAAGAACCACACAGGGATTACTCAGTAAGATACCAACAGGAAGTACAGAAGCGTTAACAACATCAAATCAAACAAGAACTCAACAGGTTGAGCAAGAAGTTAAGTCAGTTGCTCAAAAATATGGGGCAGGGGCAACAACACAGACAAAAGTTGATATGGGTGGAAAAATTGTGATTGATGTGAATTTTAATGGTGCTCAAGGATTAACCCAAGAACAAATCAACCAAATCACGAAAATCCTATCAGATAAGTTAAGTGGAACCGAGTTCCAAAACTATGTTATCAATGTTCAAAGTGCTTCACAACAATCCCCAACTCAAAGACAAGGAGCAAATACTTATGGTGGAGGATAACAAAAAAAATATCCCTAACCTATTTATATAAAAAGATTTGATGGCTAGTTTATTAGATTTCTCTGCAACAAACGGATTCAGAAAAAAGCTCCTAACAAGGAACTTAACACCGTATGCTAAATCACCAAATCGTCCGACACTACCTGTTGATACAGAATATGTACAAACAGATAGTTCAGTTCAAGATAGTCCTGACCAACTTATTGATGTACCAAGTTTTGCTAACAGACTATACCCTCTGAACGAGTATGGAGCTCAAGGAGGATACAAACAAGCCCCCGACCCTACAGGTTTACTCAACACAAAATCAAATAAAGGTGAATATGGTCCTGGTCAACAAGATGCTAAGATTTTAGACCAAGCACAAATTGCATCTAATAAAGGGTTTGGAACTTTTTCACCTGCGTGGAAACCTTTGAATGCATATGCCAACGGCACACAAACATCTTTAGATAGTGGTGAATATATTACACAACCTGACTTTGTTGTAGGTGGCACAAGACTCTATAATAATCAACCATATCCTACAACATTTAATCCATCATCTTATGGTCCTGTTGGTATTCTATTATCAAGAGACCCACTTGGTAGTGATGGACTTTTGAGTCAAGATTCATTCATTGCAAAATTAGGCGCACAAACCCTTAGAAAATCTTTTGAGGATAGAATTGCACAACAAATTTATCAAAACACCGCAGCTCGAGCTAACTTATTTAATGTAGATAGTGGAAGTGACGCATTGAATATTATCACAGGTAGGGTTCCGTTGATTGAACCAAACTGGACAATCACAGTTCTATCTAACCCTCTGTTAGCGGCAACGGATTTCGCCTTAAGATTGGCGGGAAGTATAATCCCTGTTTCTCCAATCCCTGGTTCTTATTGGGATACGTCAATTAATTCAGGACAGCCAACAACAATACAACAGTTACAGAATGCATTTAGAAGAAGTACTGTTGGTAATTTTTTCAATAGATTATTAGGTGCACCTCAGACAGGTTCTCAGTTATTTTTGAACAACACAGGGGCAGGACAAAGGTCAAGGTTGTTTCAAAACATTAACTTTAACAAATACAAGCCAAGTTACGACAGAGGATTTTTAAATAGAGTTGGTGGGGCATTGGTTGGTGGCACATCAAACAATTCCAATTATTATGTTGGTTCGAGAAGTTCAGAACCAGCACAAGTATTTTCACCTCCAGGTGCACTTCCTGTTAATGATTTTGGGGTTGTTCAACAATCACCTGTATTTGGACCAACAGAACTTGCTCAATTATATGAAGGTCCAAGCCAAGAAGTAAAACTAGGTGCAAACGGACCAACCTATAGTAACGGTGGTGGCATTGAAGGTGGTTTTACTTGGGTATCTCCAAAGTACAAAGGAAATGCTGGTAAAAAAGTTGGATTAGGTGGTGAAATAACAAATGAGGATGAAGACTTCAGACCATCATCATATAATTCAACTGAATCAACAAATAGAACATTTAGAGAAGGTTCAATTCTTGACGACACACAGAGGTTAATTAATAGCCAACCACAAGGTGGTAAAAGACTACAACACGTAGGAAATGCTATCGACCAAGTATCCAAAGTTTTTAATGATGGATATAAAGAAATGACCAAAGGTTCTAGAGTTTATAGATATGTTGGAGACCCTGGACAGGAAGTTGGTACCGAATACTGTAGAGTGTTTGCAAAAGATATTCCATATCTTCAGTACAATGACCTACAAAAAACAGACGGTATAACAACTCAAGGAAGAAGATTTGCCGACTCAGTATTAGATAATACATACAATCTTAATATAGCTCCAAACAAACAGGAAGGGGGTCAAAGTTCAACAAACTTAATAGGAACCGACAACAATGCCTTTGCAAAAAAATATATGTTCTCTCTTGAAAATTTAGCTTGGAGAACATCATCAACACCAGGATACTCTGTTTCTGATTTACCAATTTGTGAAAGAGGACCAAACGGTGGCAGAGTTATGTGGTTTCCACCATACGGACTAACTTTCTCGGAAAGTGTTTCTGCTTCATGGAATCCAACTGATTTCTTGGGAAGACCTGAACCAATATATACTTACAAGTCAACACAGAGAGGGGGTACACTATCATGGAAAATAGTTGTAGACCACCCATCTGTTCTTAATGTTATAGTTAACAAAGTGTTAGCTAATGAAACTAATGCAACAAGAGTTAATAGTATTTTGGATTCTTTCTTTGCGGGATGTAGAAAGTATGACCTGTATGAATTGGCTAAGAGATATTGGAAAATTAATCCGAACGACCTTTACCAATTACAAGAAGCGATTACATCAAAAAAACTTTCTCGTGAACAAATTGAATGGTCTAAGTCAACAATCCAAACAGGTGTTGATGGAGGACAAGGACAAGTTGTTGCACAATCAAGTTCAACAAACATAGAATTAAAAAACTATAACCAACTTGGTTTTTATTTTGCAAACGACTACCCTAAAAAAGGGGTTACGGTCACTGATTACAATGCTCAGTGGACAATCTATGATGGGCAGAGAGCTGAATACAACAAACAAGAGCCAACTAAAAACTTTTTTACCAGTGTTGTTGATAACAACTACAACAATGCAAAAAAACTTGTGAACGATTTGGAATCGAAACTCAAAAATTCAACGGGAACAATTACTATTAACATAAACGCAAGTTGTTCGGCTCCAGCAACGCAAAGTTATAACCAAGAATTATCTAAAAGGAGAATTCAGTCAGCATTAGAATTTTTCAGTAAAAATGAAAAATTGAAAAAATTCTATGAAGACAAAAGATTGATTATCAAAGAAGAAGGTGGATTAGGTGAAACAACATCGGCCCCAATTACTTTCGATGAGACAGGTAAACCGAAAGACAAATCTCCAACCATACAATGTTCAGACAAAGACCAAAGCACTGTTGGTGGGGATACGACAGTTGGTTCAAAAGACGTTTTTACAAAAAATGCAATGGCATGTAGAAGAGCGTTCATTACTTCTATTGAAGATAAAACAAGTGAAAATGTACCAACCTCAACACCAAAACCACAATATACAGATGTCTTCCAAGCCAACACAGTTACGACTACAGTCGACACTGAAGAAATATCTAGGGAATGGAAACCAAGAGATAACATAACCAAAAGAGTTCTTAGGTCTCTATTGTCTGAGTGTGATTATTTTGAGACGATAAAACAGGACTCACCAATGTTATACGACAATTTGAGAGATAAGTTGAAGTTTTTCCAACCAGCGTTTCACTCTATAACACCTGAAGGATTAAACTCAAGACTTACATTTTTACAACAATGTATGAGACCAGGTGATACAATCCCTACTATCAAAACGATTAACGGGACTGAATCACTTCAATATAACAATGCTGTAAATACTGCTTTTGGTGCACCTCCTGTCTTAGTTCTTAGAATTGGTGATTTTTATAATACAAAGATTATTCCTGATTCACTTAACTTAACTTATGAAGACTTGGATATCAATCCCGAGGGGATTGGCGTACAACCAATGATTGCAACAGTCCAACTAAGTTTCAAATTTGTTGGAGGAAGTGGACTTAAAGAATCGGTGGACAAATTACAAAACGCATTAACGTTCAACTATTATGCGAATACAGAAATTTATGATGATAGAGCTGACGTAACCGCAAATGAAGATTTCTTGAAGGTATTAGATGCTGAGTTTTTGGCAATGGCTAATCCACCAGCACCACCTGCTGCTAATCAAGCTGAACCAAACAATGGTCAGGACAATAGTCAGACCATAGGTACAATTCTTAATAAGGAAATTCTAGCTAGCTTTGAAACAGGTAAGACATCATATGAAGCGTTTATGGTTAATTTGGTTAACCAAACACAGACTTATTTCCAAAATGTTGTTAATAAACAAAAGGAAGTGAACGCTCAGTATAATAATGCTGTAAGACAACAATGGATGTTAGAAAGAAATTATGTCCAAGGTAACCTTACTGTTAGTGGAAACAGTGTTGTAATTTTTGGTAAACCAAATAATGTCGAGAAAAGGTTCG